TGAAACACATCTAGCAGTCGATGATCTTTCCGGGCCGAGTCGTCGTCAAACGTCTGGAATGTGAATGAGGTTGCGTCAGGATCGAGCAACTTGAGAAATGCGGCGGCCTGTGCCAGATCGGGGGTCACGGCGTTTCACCATGCTCAAAGCGGGCGGATCGGGCTGCAACACATGCTCTTCGTAATTTTTCAGTAGACACGGTATTGCCAAAAACTTGAAAATTGTTAATGATTTTCCCGGTCTTATACGTTTGTTTGGGTCGTGAAGTTTCCTGATCAGCATAATGCTCTATTTCAAAATGTATTGCGCATGACATGTCGTGGGGTTTGTCGCCGGAAACGTCCATGCCTACCAATCTACCAACATAATCCACATAGTCGCGCACGAACCATTCCCACGAATCGGTATCTAACTTCGCCCCTAAGTAAAAATCGCCTCCTACAAAAGGACCATGTGGGCCTAGGCTGTATGGGTCTGGTATCTGGTTTAGTGCTATCAGCACCTTGTTGGTGTGTGACGACACTCCAAAAGCTTTTTCGCGTTCATTATCATTTAGCGTTTGGGGCTTTACCTCTATCCAAATTGAAGGGCTGTCTGTTATGTTTTTGCATGTGATTAGAAAGTCCGGCAGATACCACCCGGCATCGGTTTCAAAACCCTCAGGCTCATAGTCCCAAGTCAGGCCAAGCGCATCAAAGAACACGGCCCATCGCGCTTCTAAACGGCTCCTAAATTTGCAGCCGGCGTAGCGCGTCTCAATAGCTTTGATATTATTCATGGAAAAAGCCCTTATGTGGGCCAAGCCTTGCGCTGCATCGCGCGTCATGTTACCTAAGGCTCAGCGTTGTGACAGATGCACCCTACCGCCATACGAGGCGCAAGGCAAGCCCCGTCCCTTAAACCGGACGGGGCTTTACTTATCCAGCAGCACCCTCACGGCATCGCGCAGATCGGGCTGGCTGAAATAATGCTTCACCGTTTCCAGGCTGGTCGGTGGCACGCATTTGCTGGCCACGTCCTGGCGCGACCATGAGTCCAGACACCCATCGGCCTCACGCGTCAGGGCAATGGCCGCTTTTATGATCACCTCGCGCCGACCTTCCGGCGACATTCTCACTCGTTTTGTCATCTGTCGGACTCCTTCAGGTTACTATTGCCAGTTATTGCCTGCGGTGTCAATACCGCGTCAAACGCCATGATAAACAGCGCGGCGGCTTGCGGCACGATTGCGTTGCCATACCCGCGCAGCCGCATCACGCGGCGGGCTTCTTTGGTGCTTTGCGCAAGCGGGGTGGAAGCTGGCACGAAATCGCTGCATGGCACCACGCTTCCGGGAAGCCCATCAGCCAGCCGCTGAACGCTGGATTTAACTGGCCGCCACTTTCCATCCCGGCAGAACAGCCAGTCAACATCGTCCCATCCGCCGTGATCCGTGCCGCCTGCGGGTTGGCTGTCAGCCATGCCACCCGACCCAGCAGCGCATTCAACGGGACGTTGGGGCATTCCTTGCCGTCCTTGTGATCCCGGCTCGTGGGAGTCGGCCAGCCGCTCAGTTGCGCCTCGTAAACCAGCTTCATCGCTTGGCCTGGTCCTGATCGCGCCATTCCGCTGTGTTTCGCGTCCTGTGTGATTGGAGTCAACCAGCCGGACGGCACCAAAGAATGTTCGCTGTCGGATGTGCGGCGCCCCGACGCCCGCAGCCGGTATATCTGACGCCCCAACGGCGTAGTGTGCGGCTTCCAGACGGTCTGATAAATCATCGAGCCAGGACCACTCAGGTTCGCCTCCAACGCGCTTTGCAGACTTTCCGAACACTGCCGCGCTTGCGACTTGTTCGCCAAACAGCACAGGGGGGCGGCAGGCCCTGACCAGACTGATAAATTTGGGACCGAGGTGTCGTGCATCGTCTTTTCCTTCCAAATTTCCCGCCGCACTGAACGGCTGACAAGGGGGTGATCCGGTCCAGACCGGGCGCGTGGCGGGCCATCCCGCCAGCTTCAAGGCATAGGCCCATCCGGCAATCCCGCAAAAGAAATGGCATTGCGTGAAGCCTTCCAGGTCGGCGGGCTGCACATCAAGGATCGACCGGGAATCGACCACGCCATAGGGGATCAGCCCATCAAACATCAACTGCCGGATCCACGCGCAGACCTGAGGGCAATTATCATTGTAGTAAATGCTGGGCCGGGGCATCATTTTACGGCCACCTCACCACCGCAGGCCGCATAGCCCGCCACGTCTATCCAATGGTCCGCGTGTTCCGGGCTGGTCTTGATCCGGGCCAGCTTGAGTTGGATCATCATCACGGCCACGTCAGACCGGCTGACAGGCGTTCCGAGGTGCGCCGACCAGTATGCCGCCACCAGCCCGAAAGAGTCCTCAAGCTGGCCATGCGTGGCGGCCCTATCGACCGTGACGGCCTGTCGCGCTGCGTCCAGGATGTCTGTGCGGTTCATTGGCGTGTCGCCTCTCTCATTTTGTTGGTTATCGCGTCGGCCTGTGCCTTCTGGATACGGGATTGTGCTATCTGGAAGTAATCAGGGTCACGCTCAATTCCGATAAACTTGCGCATGGTGTTTGCCGCCGCCACTCCGGTTGTGCCGCTGCCCATCGTGAAGTCCAGAACGGTTTCGCCCACGTTGGTGTAGGTGCGGATCAGGTACTCCATCAGGGCGACGGGCTTTTGGGTGGGGTGCAGTCGCCCTTTATCGCCTTCTGTTGGGAAAAACTTTATGCTTCTAGGGTAGTTGCCAACTTTTTGAACATAATCACCGCCATTATATTTTGAATAAAGATTACCACTTTTGTTTTTTCGACCACTTTTAACGCTTATAGATTCAGTCCCTTGCGGGTAATAATTTGGAACAGTTTTGCAGAATATCGCAATATCCTCATGTTCCTTTAATGGTTGCCATTTTACTTGGTAAAAGTTTGTTGGCTTTTGTTTATGCCAAACCCAACAATACTTAAACATCTTAACATTCGACATCACCAGCGCCGACGTAAACGGCTGAGACGCCATTAGCACAATCGCCCCGTTCGGCTTCACGATCCGCTTGAGTTGCGCCCACATAGGCTCGAACGGAATAACGCTATCCCATTTGCAAGCGGTCGTTCCATACGGCGGGTCTGTCATGACCATATCAACCGACCCGTCCGGTATATCCTGCATCACGTCCAGACAATCACCCAAGTGCAACATTTATTTCATCCCTCAATTCCAGTGCAGCCCGCTCGGACAGCCCCTGTGCGCTCATAACATCCGTCCCAAACCGATACAGGAAACGAGCCTGCATGGCCGTGTCATCATCACCCGCCGCCAGCCGCATCCCGCCCCACCGCTGCATTGCATCGGACAGGGACGCTTGGGCCGCTTGGTTCCGCCTGTGCCGCGCCCGGATCCCCGCCGCCACAATCTCGGACGCTCCGCAAGGTATGGCAGGCTCGGCGGCTTGGATCTTGGCCGCTCCGGCGCGCAACGTTGCCAGCAATTCCAGCGACATCTCGGACAGCACGCCGTCCACCTGATCCGGCGATGACCGCCCGGCAGGGACATGCGCGGCGCCGCAATACGGGCAGGCAAACACGACAGCTTCATACGTCAGCAGGCATTCCGGGCAGACCCTGACCGGCACCGCGTCGGGGTTGCCATTAGCCTTGCGCGTCTCGTCTTGCCAGAGCGCCCAGGTGCGCGGCGTATCGGGCAGGCCGTGCTTGGCGGCCATGCGCACCACGTTGCCCACATGGTCGATGATGATACCGTGGGTCTTGCCCGCGAACGGTCGCAACGCTCTGCCAAACTGTTGCACGAACAGGCCGAAACTGGCAGTTGGGCGGGCCATGATGACCGCCTCACATGCTGGCACGTCAAAGCCCTCGCCGAACAGATCGACGTTTGTCAGGATCTTGGTTTCGCCTGTCTCGAACCGCGCGACTTGCTCCATCCTGTGCCCGTCGTTATTTGTGCCATCCAGCGCCATGGCAGGCACGCCGCGCGCCCTGAACCGTTCCGCTATATCCTTGGCGTCCTGCACCCCTGACGCAAACACGATCGCTTGCTTGCCCGGAATATGTGTCAGATAGCTTTCCACCACATCCCCGATCAGTTCCGCCTTCTGTGCGGCCTTGGCGGAATTTGCGGTGAAGTCACCGGTCCTGCCGATCTGCAAAAGCGCCTCGTTGATTCCAGACTCAGGGGCAAACACGCGATAGTCGCACAGACTGCCCGCGTCGATCAGTTCGCGCATGCCCGGACCTTGGACCAGATCGTGAAACAACCCGCCCTGATCAGCGTGCAGTGATTTGTTATCGCCGCGACACGCGGTCGCCGTAACACCAAGGCCCTTAGCGTGGGGAAATAGCGCAGCGGCTTTCCCCCACTTGTTATCCTGCCGCCCGTGATGTGCCTCGTCTAGCGTCCAGCGTCGGATCGAGTTCGACCATGAGTCGCCAGGCTTGAAGCGGCGGATCAGCGTATCGACACCGGCCACGCTGACCGTGGCGCGCGGGTCATAAAAATTGCGCCCCGTGGCCGCGATGTGCAACCGAATGCAGAAATTTATGACCGACTGAGGCGCGATGATATTGTGATAAATGCCTGTCATCGCATATGTTTTGCTGATCTGTCCGACCAGTTCTTGCCGGTGGACAATGGTGCAAGACCGTTCCCCATCGGCGTTTAATTTACTGAAAGCAACGGTTTTTCCCGCACCTGTCGGCATGACGGCAAGCACGTTTTGCGCCCCGCTGTCCCACTTGGCGCGGATGTCGTCGATCAGTTGTGTCTGGTATGGGCGGAGTGTGAGTGTCATGCGCTATTACTATCCGCCCCGCCCAGGCCCGTCAAGGTAATAATAGGTATTTACAACCCCGCCCGCATCGGTTAAACAAATAAAACAAACCACAGGAGATAGGTTAATGACATACAATATTACCCTTACAGACGCCCCACGGGCACTGGCGGCACACGGACTCGCCACGACATACCAACGCCTTTGGAGGGCCGTTGTGGCTGGCGAAGTGCCTGCCGAACGTGTCGGAAAAAAGTGGCACGTCCGCACCGCTGATCTGCCGATCATCGCTCAAATTCTTAAAAAATAACAACCCAAACAGGAGACGAACCAATGCAGATCACTTTTGACCCCCACAACCCCGAGGAGTGCGACGAAACTCTGTGCATTATTGCCCAATCCCAGCCAGACGTCGTAAAAAGGTGGTTGATTGATTATAACAAAAATCAAGATTCCGAGGCGGCCCCTGCGGCACAGCCCGACACTGCACAGTCAGTCGAGGCCGCAGTCGCTGAGGTAATGCGGGCCGAGACGGTAGCGGCACAGCCCGAGACAGCACAGCCCGAGACGGTAGCGGCACAGCCCGAGACAGACTGTCACGGCATGACCCACGACGACGCCATTCACAGCACGCCGGCCAGCAAGAACGCTGACGGATCGTGGCGGGCCAAGCGTGGTCAGAAAGAAGCGTATGAGGCGGCCATTGCGGCCGCTACCGGCAAGGATGCACCGGCACCTGCACCCGCCAGCATGCCCATGCCGCAACCGGCCAGTGCTGCCCCTGCAACACCGCCCGCCCCGATTGACTACAAGA